CGATAAATGGCACTTATAAATTTTACCAATCTGGATTTTAACCAGATTAAAGACACATTAAAAGATTATCTTCAAAGCAATTCAGAATTTACTGACTATGACTTTGAAGGATCAAATCTTTCAACGATTTTAGACGTATTAGCATATAACACTTACATTACATCTTACAATGCAAACATGGTATCGAATGAAGTTTTCATCGATTCCGCAACTTTACGCGAAAATGTGGTAGCATTAGCAAGAAATATTGGTTATGTGCCTCGATCAAAGAAATCTTCAAGAGCAAATATCAATTTTTTTGTCGATATATCAGATGTTTCACCAACTCCTGCTAATTTAACACTCAAAGCAGGGCCTGTAGCGAGCACAGGTGGTCAATTTAATGGTCAATCATTCATTTTTGGTGTTCCAGAAGATATAACAGTACCTGTAGTTGATGGAATTGCTAATTTTGATCGTATTGAGGTATATGAAGGTTCATATTTAGGTCAGGATTTTGTATATTCCTCTAGAAATCCATTTCAGAAGTTTATTTTACCAAATAGTGGAATTGATTTAGATAGTTTAGTGATAAACGTTCGCCCATCAGCACAATCCTCACTTAGAACCACCTATAATCGACACGACAATCTTTTTGATAAAGACACAGGAACAACAATAACTGGTGATTCTAACATTTATTTTCTTCAAGAGGTTGATAGTGAAAGATATGAGTTAATTTTTGGTGATGGAATATTTGGAAAAAAATTACAAGATGGAAATGTGATCGAAGCCACATATATTACGACAAATGGATCAGATGGTAATGGTATAAACAACTTTACTTTTTCTGGTTCGGTGTCATATGTAAGAAACTCTGTTGAAATATTTGTAACAAGTGGTATATCTCTATTGACAAGTGAAAATCCATCAAGTGGTGGTGAAAGTATTGAGAGTATTGACTCAATTCGTAAGTATGCGCCTCAAATTTATGCGACACAAAACAGGGCTTTGAGTGCGAATGACTATGAAGTGTTAATTCCAAATAAAATATATCCAGAAACGGAGTCAATCTCAGTATTTGGTGGTGAAGAACTTGCTCCTCCTCAATATGGAAAGGTTTTTATAAGTATTAAACCAAGAAATGGTGATTTTGTTCCAAATCTTATCAAACAAAATATAAAAAGAGACTTAAAAAAATATGCGGTTGCTGGAATTGTACCCGAAATATTAGATTTGAAATATTTGTTTGTCGAAACGAATAGTAAAGTGTATTACAACACTAATTTAGCACCAAGTTCTGCGTTCGTATCAACAACTGTACAAAGAAATCTAACAGCCTATGCAGAGTC